GCTGTAAAAATAGTGTAAAATTATTATTGCGGAGCTAAGTCCACTAAATGGCAAATCTAACCAGAATTCTGAACAATCAAATCTATAATCAAACGATTATAGCTAGCCAAAAGATTGCCCCAGGCACAATCACAGGCACATTGTTTGCAAGTAATGTTACAGTACCGGGCGACTTGTTAATTACAGGTAACTTGTTTGTATTAGGGGCCAGCGCACAAACTACTATTGCTAGTACCAATACCTATGTTAACGATCCATTAATTGCACTAAACAATGGGTTTAGTGGCACAAACACATATGATGAAGGATTAATATTTAACCGAGGCAGTGCAAACAACACAGCACTGATATGGAGTGAACATTTCCAAGAATTCCGTTTAATTTACACAGCAGAAACTGGTACAACCTACGGCAACATTAATGCAATTAGCCTGGCTAACTTGTCAGTTGGTAATTTTATTACCACTGGTACTAGTAATATTGCTACCTTATTTTCAGCAACTGCAACAATTTTAAATGCTTATCATACAACATTAAATGTAACTGGCAACGTATTAACTGGTCTATTACAAGCAAGTGCAATTAATTCAACACCAATTGGTAACGCAACACCATCGACTGGGGTATTTACTACAGTATCAGGCGGCGGAATATTTGGTGCGTTCATTGGTAACTCTGGTGCTATATTAAGCGGCGCAAGTTTAAACGTATCAGGTAATGTATTAGCAAGTATTGTTGGAACCACAACATTAAATGCAGTTAACATCAATGCATCAGGTAATGTCCTGACAGGGCTGTTACAAGCGGCCGCAATTAATTCAACTCCAATTGGTAATGCAACACCAAGCACCGCGGCGTTTACTACCTTAACATCAAGTGGTATCACTACAGTAACAAATACTACGCAATCGACCGCTTTCGGTAGCGGTGCGTTCCAAGTTACTGGCGGAGCAAGTATTGGTGGTAATTTATGGATTGGTGGCAACTTAAATGTATTAGGCAATAACTTTACTATTAGTGGTAACGTTGGTGTATTCTACGGCAATGCTGCTGGTGCTGGCGCACTATACGCAGGGGTAGCGGGGTATACTCCACAACCATTTACCACAATCCAGTCGACTGGTAATTACAATGGTTATATTCAAATTAATAACCAAAACTTAAATAATGGAACAAATGCATCAACTGACTTTGTTGCTACAATGGATACTGGTAATACTACCCAAGGTTATATTGACATGGGTATTAACAGTTCCGGCTTTACTGGGGGTGCTGGTAACGAATTAAACTACCCAGGTGATGGATATTTGTATGTTTATGGTAATGTTGTAACTGGTAGTGGTAACTTATTGCTATCAACGTCGTTAGCCAATGACATAGTATTTGCTCTAAATGGCCAGGGATCAGCTAACGAAATTGCTCGATTTAATAATGCACAAACAGCATTTATTATTAAGTCAACAACTGCATCAACTAATAGAACTAGTGGAGCATTGCAAGTAGCAGGTGGTGCTGGTATTGCAGGTGCATTAAACGCAGGACAAACTCAACTTGTTGCTTTAAATAATACCCCTATTGGTAATGCAACACCTTCGACCGGGGTATTTACTACAGTATCAGCAGGTGGAGTATTTGCACCAACTATTGGCAATACTGGTGCTATTGTTCAAGGGCTTACTGCACAATTTACAGGCAATGTGATTGGTGGATTAGCACAATTTGCGGCTATTAATTCAACCCCAATTGGCAATGCAACACCGAGCACCGGTGCATTTACTACATTGAGTGCGAGTCAGGCAGTTACATTTAACTATGGTGTAAATTCAACTAGCGCAACCAATGGTGGCACAATGACCATTACTGGTGGTGCTGCAATTAGCCAAGACTTGTGGGTCGGTGGCAATTTATATGCGGCTAATATCATTGGTATACAAGCCAACATTATTACCACAGAAGATCCGTTGCTGTACCTAAGCACAGTTACTCCATATCCATATAATTATGATATTGGTTTATATAGTCGATTTACTGGTGCAGGATTAACAACATTAAGTAATGTAAATCAAACTACTGGTATTGTTCGAGACAATGCTAATAATACTTGGACATTCTTTAGTAATATGAGTGCACCAACAGGTGCTACTTTTGCATGGAATGCCAGCACAGTATATGATCCAATTAAAGCAGGTAATTTAAACTTAGTTAATAATATACCGTCAACTAATACTTCAACTGGTGCGCTAATAGTAGCAGGTGGCGCGGGTATTGGCGGCGCATTAAATGCACAAACAATAACAGCCACTGGTAATGTGATCGGCGGCCTTGCTAGTTTCTCGGCAATTAATAATACTCCAATTGGTAATACTACACCTAGCACTGGGGTATTTACGTATGTATTGGCAGGAAATATACAAGCTTCAATCATTGGTAACACAGGTGCTACGCATACTGGATCAACAGCAACATTTGGTACTGTAAATGCAGTTACTATCGGTAACGTAGGTGCTACTATAACTGGTACAACAGGAGCATTTAGCGGCAATATTATTGCTGGCCTAGCTGAATTTGCCGCAATCAACGCAACACCAATTGGTAATGCAACACCTTCAACTGGGGTGTTCACTACAGCAACAGCGGGTCAATTAAATAGTGGATTTATTGGTAATACCGGAACAGCATTTACTGGCGCAAGTTTAAATGTAACAGGCAATGTATTAACTAATTATATTGATGCGACTAATATAAACCTAACAACTATTAATGCATCAGGCAATGTCCTAACAGGGTTATTACAAGCGTCTGCAATTAATAATACGCCAATCGGTAACGCAACAGCAAGCACAGCAACATTTACTACACTACAATCAACTGGTGTGTATTATGCTAACTTATCAGCAACTAGCACAAATTATACCAGCGGCGCAATAGTATCAGCTGGTGGGGTTGGAGTCAATGGTAATTTAAATCTTTCTAGAAATAATGTTATTACATTAGGTGCTGACTGGAATAGTAATATTGTTTACCCAGAGAGTGTAGTGCAGATTGTTGCTAACACTAATTCTGCTGCAAGAATTTCTATACAAAATATTAGCACAGGCACACAAAACGGTACAGAACTTACTGTAATAGGATCCAGTGGATCAAATACAGCATCTTATGCTAGTTTTGGTATAGCAGGATTAAACGCAGGATTTGGGATAATTAAACCTAATGATGCGTATATAAACAATACCAATGGCAATTTGGTAATTTCATCAACAAAAGATACGTTAATCGCTGCTGGCGGGGTTAGTTCATTAGACATTATTGTTAGTGCAACTAACGGCAACGTTGGTATTCAAGATACTGTGGCTGCAACATCGCAAACTACTGGTGCATTTACAGTAGTTGGCGGCATTAGCACACAAGCTAACATATGGACAGGATTAGGTGCGACATTTAACGCAAGTCAAGGCGCTAACCCAGTAACAATTAAAGGTGCAAGTGATCCAGCATTATTTGTAGTAGTACCAGGTGCAAATGGTTTAGACAGTGTTATTATATCTGGGCAAGGCAACACAACACCGAGTTATGGTGCAGCTGCTAAATTTGGTGGTACTGGCGCTATTCAAATTCCATCAGGTACGTCAGCACAACGTCCAGGTAATAGTGGTAATATTGACTTGGTTGGTATGGTTCGTTACAATACCACTACTACAAACTTAGAATACTGTTCAGCAACAGGAGCGCCAGGCACATGGGTACCTGCAGGTTCGGTATTTACTGTAGTAAGTGACCGCCAATTTGTAGGTAATGTAGTTGGTGGATACGGTAATGTTGACGGAACAAACACAACATTTACACTGCAAAGTTCTGCAACAACATCAGGAACTATTGTAAGTATCAACGGGGTTATGCAATTCCCGGTACTAGCGTATTCAGTAAGTGGTAGCACATTAACATTTACTGAACCACCAGCACCGACAGATATTATTGATGTTCGTATATTAACCACTACAGCTTCAGTATCGGCACTTGCTAGTGGTAACGGTCTAAACCAATTTATTGCAGATCCAACCGGATCAAGCATTTGGACTGGTACAAATTCAACAGTTGAACAAATATTAGTTGACCCAGTAGGTAACTTTAATTTCAAAAATGGAAATCATGTTACTTATACGCAAACACCAGTTAATATTCCAACAGCAAATGCTCCGGTTGTAATTGATACTTGGAATCAAAATACCTATTCGGATGCCAAATATCTAGTGCATTCTGAAGTAGGTACAACAAACTTTGAAAGTTATGAAGCTCGCGTGGTTACAGATAGCAATGGTAATGCGTATATCAGCACATATGGTATTGTCAATAATGGTACAACATTTGGTACATTTAGCGCCAATGTTGTTGGAGGTAATGTAAACGTTTACTACACGTCAACAATAGCACAGGCTAATGTCAACGCATTTGGAACTTACATAGTATAATGTTAAACATTCATAAAAGATATCGTACTGGTTATTATCACGAAGATATTATCACAGCAAGGACACTAGAGTTTCATACATGGAACCAAACAGTGGAGTCAGTGCCTAATGTCATTTCAAATAATCAAATTTCAAATCGTGCGGTGATTATTGGTAATGGTATTAGTAGATTAGACTTTGATCTTAACAACCTAAAACATTCTAGCGGTTTATTAGGAGCTAAAACTTTACAAACATACGGGTGTAATGCACTGTATAAAGATTTCGCTCCAAACTTTTTAGTAGCATTAGGTGATTCAGTAATTGACGAAATTGCTGTATCTGGTTCTTATATAAGCAATAATATTGTTTATACTAGAGCACAAACCCTTTTAAAATATCCTAACAAATTTTATTTAATTCCATATGATCCTTATGCTGATGCTGGTACTACTGCGGCATATATTGCAGCTTTTGACGGGCATACTACTATATACCTACTAGGGTTTGATGGGCAGGATGAGACTGGCAATAATAATGTTTATGCTGGCACTAGCGGTTACGATGCTGTCTCGGTTAATATATCGCATGATAAATGGATTAAAAATCGCGCTAAATTAATGACAACTTACAATGATATTGATTGGGTTTGGGTTACTCCGGCCGGTCGACATGCTGTTCCTAACCAGCTTAAATCTTTCAGTAATTTCAGACAAATTAGTTTTAGAGAGTTGGTTCTAGAAGCTGACTTATAAAACTGATTCTAAAGTTTTAATCTTTTTACTTACAGCATCAAATTTAATAGTGCGCCACACACCTGGATGTAAAGGTTTGGGGTGATCCGCTAGCTCTACCCAGCAATACCCTCGATGTTCTTCGTTTAACCTAGGAGTAAATTCTGTATCTACAGGAATTAAAAAAGTGTGATAGGCAAAGCGACCATTATCACTGGTAAACTTTTCTATAGGGATTACTTTAACATTTTGAAAGTTGTAGCCTAATTCTTCAGTTAGTTCACGATATAGAGAAGCTAATAATAATTCACCGGGATCAATCTTACCACCAGCTAGTCCCCAAGTGCCACTATACTTATTACCATCACGTAGTAAAAAAAGATATCTACCAGTTGATACGCTATAAATGAATGTGCCTACACCTTCTATAGCACTAGAGTCCATAGTCCGGCTTTGTATTCGCCCTCGTAGCTTTTGACCCACTGATTGATGTTCCATTTATATTGAATTCCCGTAGTAAGGTTACTTACATATTGTAGCGTCGGAGTAGCTTGGCTGTCAAATGATACAGTCCAATGTTGCCCATTGTATTGAATAATATCGTTAGCATTAGCAACTAAATCAGTGCCGTCTGTGCCTTGCCATAGTGCAGGACCATACCCAGCTGGATTATTTTCGCTGCCAATTGTACCTAAGATCAAATATCTGGTTCCAGCGGCAGGTTGTGTAATGCTAGTGGTTAGTGTACCACTAGATGGATTAATTATAGCATTAATTGGTGTTAACGTATTAGATGGTACTGTGTTAGGATTAACGTTAAAAATCAATAAGGTTGGGTCAGTGGGATGATAGCTAACATATCCAATAACTTCAGTGATTCCATCAGGCTGTGTTAATCTAACCTCGCTGATACCATTAGATAAGTTGCCATATATACCGACAAAGTTTTGCCAATCAGTAGGCGTGCCTACCTGCACAGGTGATGCGTCGATGGCTTCTCCGCCTATATCCCTAGGAGTTTCTATATTGGCATATTTCAATAATGTTAGCATACCATTAACCAACAGCACACCATATTGTAGCGGAGTGAAGTATTGACGTTTGCCCATTAATGCCGCATCGTCGAGAATAGAGTCATTCAAATCACCATTGGCATTATACATACTAGCAATAATTTTTTGTATAACACCTAATTTAGTAACACGTGCTGGTGGACTAATCCACACTGGCAATTTAAATGTAAGAGTAGCAACATCAATCGGATTGTCTGTACCGATTGGTACTGAACGACTAGTCCAATTCGGGCTGTCAAGGTAAACATAACTTAGACTAGTCCAATCAATATAATTGTCTGTGCTTTGTATTTCCATAGCAGGATTAAACAAGACCATTAGCTGTTCTAATAGCTGTAGTTTTTGTTTAGTATTACTAGTCCAAATGTCTAGTTTAAGTTCTAAGGTATAAGGCACAGGCATTGAACGTTCAATGGTAAATGCATTACCTTGACGATTTTCGTATTCTTGAGTATTTTCGTTATAATAACGCTCGCGAACCTGCACTTTACCAATGAATGTAGGATCTTGTATACGATCTTTATCGTAAGTGATATTATGTATGTAAACAGTCATAGCCGGTACAGTGGCCATAGTATTGGGCGATGTATTCTGCGTGATAATAGCTGCAACTTGCCTACTACCATCACCATAATATACTGGTACACGTTGAAGTGTTGTGCCAGCGGCACTATTTGCGACTCCAAATTCAACTTGAAATCCCGAAACCATACGAACAAACTGCGCTAAAAAGCGTTCAATCTGGCCGTCATAGAAAAAACTCTGACTAGCTACCATTATTCTGTTTCCATATCTCTTAATTTATTCATATAATCAACTATCTCATAAGTGGCAACTTCATCAGAATTAAAAAAATCAAATACTTTTAATAGATCATTGTAATATTCTTTATTACTTTCAAAAGTTTTATTTTTAAACACACTCTGATGTAGCATTTGTTTTTTAGATATTTTAAAAGTGCCTTGTGCTGTGCGGAATGACATAGCTACTCTTTTAGTTAATGCGTCTTGTGTTTTGTGTATAAGATCCCCACGCATGATCAGTAAATCCCCCTCAGCTAGTTCAGGAGAAAATTTATAATTGTCAATATTAGCAGGAAGAATCCATTCACTATCTAATTCATCATCATATACGTTGGTGATGTTATTGTTGGGTATATATCTACACGCCCCTTTGTTGATGATATGATCAATGTATTGCGGAATGTTTTTTTGTAAAATATCAAAAGGCACTATACTCAATCCAGACAGACTAGGATTTTCTTTTATAAAAGGTATATAAAAATTTAGGTAAGTTAAACTTTGTTGCCAAGTATAATAACTACCATGCTCTTGATGGTATGGATATCCATCATTGGCAAAAGTTTCAGTGGTGATATAACTAATCCCTGATACCTGAGTGTCAATAGTAGGATCAATGCTTACTGATAAATTTAATAATCTTGGTACTAAGATTTCATATAATCTATTATTTGAACACTCTGTAGGAGTTAATTTATAAGTTTCTTGCAACAAACTATGTTCTTCTGCTGTTAAGAAATTTTTTATAATAGCATATCCGCAAGTATTGATCTTTGTAGTTAAGCTGTCCATTATTCATTATCCGCTGAAGGACGCAAGGCCTGCGATAAACTCTGACGTTGTGGTACTACTCTTGAGTAGACAGTGTATTCTATTGTGTCGCCTAGGTTGTACAGGGTATTGCTGACTGTAAATCCAATGTTACCACTGGCATTAGCAATGGTAATATTATCTAATTCACCTGGTATAATTAAGTTGTTAAGTTTAACCTGTACACCATAGGTACTTACATAACCTAGGGTAGTAATAATATTACCGCTGGTGTAGCTAAACGAACTAGTAATAGCGTTGGCTGGCGGTGTGTACGGATTAGCTACTCTGATAACGTCAGATCCAACTGAGTTTTCATAGAACTTATCGTAGTCATTCATAAAGCCACTTAGTTGTGTTTGATTTAATGCGCCTGGTGTTAGGTTAGTTCTCACGGCATCCTCTATTTTGACCCAACGACGCCCATCAAAGCGGAACAGTCTATTAGGCACATAGTCTAATCTTAGATAGAAATCACCAGTCATAGGACCAGCTGGGAATGATATACCTGCGGCCACTGTGGTACCATTTGGAGGAACCCCATCACCTGTTAGGTATCCTTCTACCTTGGCATCAGGAGGAGTGATTGCTGAACTAGCATCATCAACAACGTCGCTGGCATCATCTGTAATATCTGTAGTGTCTTTGCCAACAGGACTTCCAGGAGAGCCATCATCATTTAATGGACCTGTGTAGATTGATGTAGTGTCATATCCACTAGCTGGCACGTCTTGTTCTGCACGAGTTACAACAGCATCATTGATAGCAGTGTATTTGTCCAGAGTGCTCAACACTTGTCCAATAGTCTCAGTGGTATTATCACCAGCAGCAATCTGACTGATGATGTCTTTGTATTCTTGACTGTCTACTAGTGGTGCTAGTTTAACACGCCATAGGTGTGGCCAATAAGTTGGAGCGAAGCCCTCTGCTGAACGAGTAGCATCTTGTATAGTATAAAAACGTTTGAGAGCTACAGGCAAACCTTGATCTAAAGGATAGTAGTCAACAAAATTAGGCATTTCTAGTACATCACCTACCATTAACTTACGTCCTAGAGTCTGCACCATATCCTGATAGTGGAATGTAGCAAACATAGTATCGCCAGTTAGGAATAGGCCAAACTGTGTTAGGTCAAAGTCGTTGTCATTAATACGATAGATAGTGCGCATAGTATATACTGATGTATCATACTTGCGATCACGGTTTTCTAAAAATAGTAAATCCTGTATGCCCGTAATACCGCTACTGAGTGGGCTGGTATTGCCTGGCTCTGTAGCACTGATATTAGGTTGATCCAATGGACCTAAATACAAGTGAATGTTGACGTCAACTCCACCAACGGTAAACATTTCATGCATACGTTTGTCAAAAAACGTATCGTCATTACCTTTGGTTGGTTTATAAAGACTAAGTCTTGGCATTAATGAATCCTAATTATCTAGTATTTATCGCGATTGACTTTTAGTCAAAATGATGTTATACTACGAAAATGGAAAATAAGATACAGACTAGTATGGATTGGGCAGAAGTGCAAAGCCGCATAGAAGCTCCAATACGTACTATGAAACGGTACAGCCACGAAATGTGGAACATTAGCCATAATATTGGACTTATGGTTAAAGATGTAAGTAAAGAAGAAATTAACTGCCGTAGATTGGGTAAGCAAACCCGTTTACACAAAGAACTGGTTGACAAAGTCAATGAAGAGATAGCAAACTATGAACGTATGATAACTTTTGCTGTTCTACTTGCGGGATAAAAATGAAACACTCTTGGACACAACCGTCTTATCCAGATGGAAAATATAATAGATTATATCAAGCACAACGTACTATTAATCTACACAATGATTTGGTTAAACTAGATAAGTTAGAACCAATTACAGATCTAACAGAAGCTGCTAAATATCTCAATAAATTTCAGCTAGGAAAATAAAATGGTAATTATGGATATAGAAGAAGCTTATCGTGCAGTACGTGATTATGGTGAAATGCAAGGGCATTACAGTCTTTGGTCCGCTGTTAAGTGTATGGAAAATGATTGGGATGATCTTGACAGCTATGATCGTTCAGCGTATAAATTAGTTAAACGTGAGCTAGCAAATTTAGTATCAACTACAGTAGAGGAAAAACATGGCAATTAAAATAGATGGCGCAAAGAAAAAAGCTAAAGTAACCAAAGATCCTATTTTCTTAGATGAAAAATACACAGGTAGTGAAATTATCTGGGACACTGCACGAGCAATGGAGTTTACTGAAGAAGAGTTTGATCATCATTTCCGTAAAGCCATGCGCTACTATAACTACTTCTATAGTGTTAAGGATTTGAAGAAGTATTTTGTAGAATGGTTACGCCAGCACCAAGGCAAAGACAGTGCTTACCATCAATTGGATCGAGCAACCATTGACTACTATGCTAAAACTAAAGATGGCCTAACACCATTTACCGCCTGCGCTATTATCAAAGCACATACACAAGGTATGCCATTGCGTGATCGTCATGTAGAATATCTGTTAGACACAGTTAAGAAAGTTATTAAGCTACAAGAAGAACAAGCAGATGATGACGAGCCAGTGAAAGCTGATGTAAAGGTGCCTAAGACTGACGTAAAGGTGCCTACAATACAAGATCGTATGAACGCAATAGCAGACAAGCACCAACTGCACTTCTTAGAGCTAGAGGATGAGTTGTTTACTGGCAAAACTGTAGATCCTAAAGCCTACGAATATCTAAGTGGCAAAAATGTAGCACCTGCTACTCTTGCTCGTATTCTTGCTCCGTTTGAACGTAGTCGCGCAGAGTTCCTGGCCGCTAAAACTAGCAAGGATGAAGATACAGTTGATGCTTATGCGCATCTTAAGACCGCAGATTACAAACGTTTAGAAGCATTTTATCAAGCATTGTTTGATGGTTTTGCCCAATACGGACAGGTCAAGAAAGCTACTAAGAAAGCAAGTGTACGTAAACTACCGCAAAAAGAGAAACTTGTTCGTAACTTAAAATATCTCAAACAAGATACAGCACTTAAGATAGTTTCAGTTAATCCTGTAGACATCATTGGTGCACAGGTACTGTGGGTTTACAATGTTAAAAATCGTAAAATTGGTCGCTATGTAGCAGAAGACCAAGGTGGTGCATTGAATGTTAAAGGTACTACTATTACAGGATTTGACGCTAATAAGAGTACACAAAAAACTCTGCGTAAACCAGATGATCAGTTAAAAGCATTCTTAGCCGCTAATAAAGTTGAAGCACGTAAGTTCTTAGATAATGTTAAAACTACAGAAATCAAACTTAATGGCCGCATTAATGCAGATACTATTCTATTAAAAATAGCCTAGTTCATTTGTTATCCTGCGGCTGAGCATAAATACATGAACAGCAACAGGATAATTAAATGACACAGATTGGCGCACAGTACGAAGCAAACCCAGATTTACCTGGCAATATTAGTTCAACGTCAAGTAATCTAACCCCTAACCTAGCCATATATACAGACAATCTGTATGATCCACAAAAAGGCACAGGTGCAGGGCATATTGCTTTTGATGCCAACCTGCAAGCACAGTTAGACACAGTAGCTAGTAAACGTGCTGAAATCATTGACTATATCCGCCTGCGTCTAGGTGACCAAATGGTAGATGTAGAAGCTGACAAAGAACACTACGAGATGGGTATTAATCAAGCACTAATACGCTATCGTCAACGCAGTAGTAATTCAGTAGAAGAAAGCTATGCATTCCTAAACCTAGCACCAGAAACACAAGAATACATTTTACCTAACAGTATCATGAACGTTAGACAGATCTTCCGTCGTGGTATTGGTAGTGTATCAGGTACTACTGCTAGTCAATTTGAACCATTCAGCTCAGGTTATCTAAACACTTATATGTTGGTAGCAGGGCGTGTTGGCGGCCTAACTAATTATGAATTGTTTGTAGACTACCAAAAACTAGCCATGACCATGTTTGGCGGGTACATGAACTTTACATGGAATAAAGTTACTAAGAAACTAACTATTGTTCGTAAAATGCCATTTGGCTATGCTGGTTATACTGGTAATAACGAAGATGGCAATGGTCAATATGAATCAATCCTACTTTGGATAGACAACTATAAACCAGACATCATGTTGCTAAACGATAATATGACATATCCATGGATTCAGGATTATGCTCTAGCACTGGTCTCAATGTCAATTGGTCAAGCACGTGAAAAATTTGCTACAATCGCAGGCCCACAAGGCGGTACTAGTCTAAACGGTGCGGCACTAAAAGCAGAAGGCAAAGAACTACTAGATCGTTTAGATGATGAAATTAAACGTTATGTAGATGGTGCTATGCCATTAACTTGGGTAACTGGTTAAAAATCTCTAGACAACAGTCTAAAACTCTTGTAAAATAGTAATATCAATTAAGGGGATTTCAATGAGTCAAATCATAGGTATCGTAGGCTTTATCGGCTCAGGTAAAGATACGGTTGCAGATTATCTAGTCAACTTCCATAGATTTAAACGCGAAAGTTTTGCTAACAGCTTGAAAGATGCTGTGAGCGTGGTATTTGGGTGGGATCGTGAACTCCTGGAAGGTCGCACTAAAGAGTCGCGTGATTGGCGAGAAACTCGAGACGAGTGGTGGAGTGCCCGCCTAAAGCAAGATATCACACCGCGTTGGGTATTACAATACTGGGGGACTGAAGTAGTACGCAAAGGATTTAACGATGACATGTGGGTGGCTAGTTTAGAACATCGCTTACTTAATACTAAAAACGATATTGTTATCACTGACTGCCGTTTCCCTAATGAAATTAAAGCTATCCGTGCCGCAGGCGGCAAAGTTGTACGTATTAAACGAGGACCTGAACCTGAATGGTACGATGCGGCCAAAAGTATGAACAAAGGCCCTACTCGCAACATGTCGTGGGCATTAAGCAAACATCACATTGAAGATTTAGGAATACATGCCAGCGAAACAGCCTGGGTAGGGCAAAAGTTTGATGCTGTGTTGGATAATAGCGGGACTATTAATGATCTATATCAACAAATTGAACGCAGTATAATTAGTAGTCAGGAACCAAATCGCCCTGTCTCCACCCAAGACCTTCACGGGCAATTTCATATTGGCAGTTAGCACAGATAGTTTTTAAGTTAAGAACTTTATTATTAGTTAAATCACCGTCAATGTGATAGACAAATAACTGTTCTTTTAGTTTAGCCTTAAAGCCACACTTTTCACAGTGTGGTTTCTTTTTGTATCCTTCTAACATCCAGCGAGGTTTAGGTGTAGGTAAGCTCTTTTTCTTGCGGATACAACTATCACATCGAGTTCTGTAGTAGGTTTTATCCCCACGTTTATAGTTGATTGCACAGGGCTTTTTACCGCAGACTGTGCATAATAATCGCCATTGCATACTATATTTATGGCGAACCTTTTAAAGGGCACCTTAACGCACCAAAAATACTGTTTACTTATAAATATATGAAAGCAATCCATTTAGAGGAACAATACTATGGCATCATTACAATCACCAGGCGTACAGGTACAGATCATTGACGAAAGTCAGTACGCTACTACACAAGCGGGTACTATTCCGTTTGTATTATTGGCAACAGCATCTAACAAACTAGCACCTGGCAATGTACTTGCTACAGGTACTACTATTAACAATGCTGAAAAAGTTATTACAGTTACTAGTCAAAGAGATCTAGTTACTAAGTTTGGTACACCTAACTTTACACTAGACGCTAGTGGTAATCCAGTAAACGGTGACGAACAAAACGAATATGGTTTATTAGCTGCTTACTCAGCACTAGGTGTTACTAATCAAATGTACGTACAACGTGCCAATGTTGACCTAGGTCAACTAACTGGTACTAGCGTTCGTCCAACAGGTACACCAGCAGACCAAACATTTTGGTTAGACTTAACTAACACTAACTGGGGTATTTACGAATGGGCCGCTGATACAGGCTTTACATTGATGCCAGTTGATATTATTACATCAACAAGTTACTTAAACAGTGGCGTTCCGCTAAGTTCATATGGTGCTATTGGTGATTACGCTGTAGTTGCTACAAGTTCAAGCAACCCTATCTACTACAAAGGTTATAACAATAACTGGAGTTTAGTTGGTAGCGACAGTTGGAAAGATGTAGTTCCTACAATCGTTGGTGCTAATGCTAACCCAACATTAAGTGTTGGTTGGAAAATGGTAGTTAACGGTGTTAACGTTACATTGACAGGTACAACTGTAAGTTCAGTGGCTACTAACATTAATGCGGCAGCTATCCAAGGTGTTACAGCATCAGCAAGCTCAGTAGGTCAATTATTAATCTACACAGACAGCACAGCTGCAAGTAGCGGTAATATCCACGTAACTGATGGCAAATTAAAAATTGGTTCAGGTACAACCATTGGCGGTACAGATGCTGCTGATCCACTAGGCCTATTCCAAAGCCAAGCACAAGTAAGTGCTAACACATATACATACTATGGTCCAACAGTTACATTTGCAGGATATACAAGTCCTCCAGCATGGAGAACAACAGACACAACACCACGCCCAGATGGTTCAGTATGGTTTAAAACCACAGCTACAGGTAATGGTGCTAACTGGGCAGTTAAAGAATACAGTGCTACATTAAGCTCATGGCAACTACTAACAGCTCCACTGTATGACACAGACAGCGATGCTATCTATGCCTTAGACTCAACAGGTGGTGGTGCTGGCATCCCAGTGGGACAAGTTTATGTCAAATATGACACACTAAGCACAACAACAGCTACATTCAAACCTTATATCAAGAACGTAGCAGGTGTATTGACAATCACAGGCACAGTTGCAGGTGCAGGTGGTTCATATCACCAAAATGACAGCTTTACAATGGCAGTTAGCCAACCAGGTACACAGTCATTAGCAACAGCTACAGTTACATTGTCAGCTAACACAGCTGCATCATTGGTTGGCGGCATTTTAGGCACAGGTTTACCTAATATCACAGCTGGCTTTAACTCAAGCGGTGCTATTTACATCACGCACACAGCAGGCGGTACTATCCAATTTACAGAATTAGTTGGTACACCTTTAGCTACAGCAGGCTTATTAAGTGATCCTAAAGTACAAACAATCGTTTCAAACAGTGTATATTTGGCAAGTCCATTTACACCATTGACATACACATATTCATTGACTGCTCCATATACTAATCCAACAGATGGTACATTATGGTATTACAGCAATCCATTAGATGTTGATATTATGATCAATGATGGACAAAAATGGAGAGGTTACCATAACATCACTAATGATGCACGAGGTTACAACTTATCATTGACAGATGCAACTGGTGTTATTTTCTCAGCGACAGCACCTACTACACAAGTTGGTGGTGGACAATTACAACCAGGCGAACTATGGTTGAATACTAGCATCACTGAATTAAGCAGTTATCCAGTACTATATCGCTACACTGGTAGTAGCTGGGCATTAATTGACAATGCAGACAATGTTGATGCAAGTGGTATTGTATTTGCAGATGCACGTTGGTCAGCTACAGGTAATGTAAATCCAATTACAGACACGTTACCATCAACAGTTAGTTTATTAACTAGCGACTACTTAGATCCAGATGCACCATTAGCACAAGAATATGCACGTGGTACACTATTGTTTAACACACGTCGCAGTGGTTACAATGTTAAACAGTTCCAAAGTCAAGCATTTAGCTCAACACAATTAGCTACTGTAACAGGTACAGTTGCGGCTGCTTGGATTACACACAGCGGTGATGATCCTACAACAGGCGTTCCGTACTTTGGTAGCAAAGCACAACGTTCAGTTGTTGTACGTGCAATGAAAGAAGCTATTGCTTCAAGTACTGCACTACGTGAAGAACAAACACAGTTTAACTTAATTTGTGCTCCTGGATATCCAGAACTAATCCAAGACATGATTACCTTAAACAATGATCGTACAGACACAGCGTTTATTATTGGCGACAGTCCAATTGACTTACCTAGCGATTCAACAACATTGACTAACTGGGCAGACAACGCGGCAGATGCAGCTGATAACGGTGAAACTGGTTTAGTTAGCCACGACGACTACCTTGCTGTTTACTATCCAAGTGGTCTAGCTACTAACTTAGATGGTTCTAGCGTAGTTGTTCCGCCAAGCCATATGATGTTGCGTACATATATCCGTAGTGATGCAGTTGCTTATCCATGGTTTGCACCAGCTGGTGTACGTCGTGGTTTAGTTGACAACGTTAGCTCAATTGGTTATGTTGATCGCACAGATAATAATGTATTCCGTAGCATTGGTGTTACATCAGGCCTACGTGATGTATTGTACGAAAACGAAGTTAACCCAATCACAGTGTTACCAGGCGTTGGATTAGTAGCATACGGCCAAAAAACACGTGCTCCGGCAGCTAGTGCAATGGATCGTGTAAATGTAGCTCGCTTAGTAGTTTACTTACGTACAGTTTTAGCTAAAGTTGCATCTCCGTTCATCTTTGAACCAAATGATGCAATTACACGTAGTCAAGTACAGTCAGCATTTAACGCTGTATTCCATGACTTAGTAGCTAAACGTGGTATCTATGACTACTTGGTAGTGTGCGATACAACTAACAATACACCAACACGTATTGATAACTATGAACTATGGGTTGATATTGCAATACAACCAGTTAAAGCAATTGAGTTTATCTACATTCCAGTACGTTTACAAAATACTGGCTCAGCTTTAACAATTAATTAATAATATACGCAGATAATGGGAGTGGCAACGCTCCTATTGCGTAGCAGTAAAATAGGTAAATACTATAAAGTATTAAAGGGAAAATAAGATGGCAACATCATCATTAAGTAATTTTACAGTACCGTTATCAACAAGTCAAAGTGCTAGTTCACAAGGCTTGTTAATGCCAAAATTAAAGTTCCGCTTTCGCGTTACTTTCTTAAACTTTGGTGTTACACAACCTACTACTGAACTTACAAAACAAGTTATTAGTTTTAAACGTCCAAGCGTTAGCTTTGAAAATATTGAAATTCCTATCTACAACAGTAAAGTTTATCTAGCTGGTAAACCAACCTGGGCAGAAGTTACAACACAAATACGTGATGACGCTAGTGGCGAAGTTACTAAACGTGTTGGTGAACAAATGCAGAAACAATTTGACTTCTTTGAACAAGCAAGTGCAAGTTCTGGTATTGACTACAAATTTACTACACTACTTGAAATCCTTGATGGTGGTAATGGCACAAGCACTCCAAACGTTCTTGAAACATGGGAATTAGATGGTTGCTACTTAATGACAGCAGACTATGGTGATAACAACTATGGATCTAATGAACCAATGACCATTGATTTAACTATACGTTACGATAATGCACTACAAACACCAATTGGTGGTGGTATTGGATCAACAGTAACAAGAACACTAGGTTCAGTTATTACTGGCTAATCTAGACGAAATATATTAAAGCCCAGTTAATTCTGGGCTTTTTTTTGACGATAAATAATAGTATGAGTCAAAACAATATATTTGGACAATTACTCCAAGCCATTGCACCACAAGAAAACATCCGCGACTATCAACACGCCGCACGAACTTTTGTTGATGGTTTATATAGACTCAGTCCCAAACTTAATAACTTATTTCATGTGTTTATTGATGTTAATACAGACCTGTCAAGTCTACAACAACTAGGACAAATTGAAACAGGACTTATGGCCAAAAGTATAAACTTGCCAAAGTTCACAGTAACAACTAAAACTTACAATGCTTACAATCGTAAGACAGTACAGCAAGAAAAAGTCAACTATGAGCCAGTGAACATTACTTTCCATGATGACAGTGCTGATATAGTACGTGGCTTTTGGCGAGATTACTTTACCTACTACTATAGAGACAGCGACTACGCCACAGTAGATAATTATAAAGATAACAGCAAATACAAACAACGCCAACAACAGAATTGGGGGTACACTCCTAAAACTGCCAATGCAGCAAACTTACCTTATCTTAGCAGTATTAGAATTTATAGTCTACATCAAAAACGTTTTAGTAGTTACACATTGGTTCGTCCTGTGATCAGCAGTTTCCAACACGGGCAACACACTGCTGGTGAATACCAACCATTAGATCATCAAATGACAGTTAATTACGAAGCTGTGTTGTACGACAGCGGCCCAGTTAGTAACGGTACAGTTCTAGGCTTTGATCAAGTTCACTATGACAATACACCAAGTCCATTGAGAAATCTTGGCGCATTAATTGGCGGAGCAGAAAGTATTTTTAATGATGTAGAAAATGGTGACCTAGGATCTGCTGTACAGAATTCATTTAATGTTTTCAACATTGCCACAGGATCTAATGCACAACTACTGCAAACTCCTAATTTAAATATATTAGGAATAGGTCAAGCAATACTAGCAGGACAAAATCCGTTGAGTACAGTGTATGCTCCGACTAGCGCAACAGTAACACAGGGCCTATCTGGATCACTAACAGCTCAGCCTGGGTTGGGTAGTATTACAAATGCGCTTAATATCAATGGACAAAACAATCAAACATCTAGCAGTAATCAAGGCGTAGCAGGAACTTAACATGGCGATCAACGGAAATTTACCTAATCAAACACCCGCAAATGCGACTACTAATTATTTTAATAATTACTATACGCAGACTCCTAGCATCAGTCCCTATGCCAATGATGCGGTAGTTGCTTACTTTCAAGGATTAACTGGCGACGCAGCTACAGGCAAGAACCTAGCGGCTGCAGTTATCTATACAGCCCTACAGCAGAATTTAGATCCAATGGGTATTATAGAACAATTAAAAGTCATCAGTGACAAGAACAAATTAACCAGTCCAGAATATACCAGTTATATTGATCCAAATCAACAGGACACTGATGTAACTACCAATAACGGTACTACATGGACCACAGGTAATGTGCAGTATGCTAAACCTGGTCCTAGCACAGCCTACAACAGCATCAGCGAAGTAGATGCTTTCTTAACCATGTTCCTTAATTTTAATCGTGTAGGTACTAGCCTATTAGGACTTAGTAATAGTCCGCAGACTAGTAAATACATTTCTCGTACAATATTGGCGTAACTATGGCCAAATATGCACAAGGAAAGTACACAGTAAAGAACCCTGAGAAATACATAGGTAAGCGTGTGCCTACCTATCGTAGTAGTTGGGAATTTACTTTTATGAGCTTTTGTGATAACAATCCAGCAGTGCTGAATTGGGCTAGTGAAGCTATTAGTATTCCTTACTTTAATCCAGTAAAAGGTCGTCAAACAATCTATGTACCAGATTTTCTAGTGGTCTATGTAGATGCCAACCAAAAGAAACATACTGAAATAGTAGAAATTAAACCCTCAACAGAAACAACTATGGAATCGGCCCGTAGCTATCGTGATAAACTAATGGTAGCAATGAACATGGCCAAATGGGCAGCCGCAGACAGTTGGGCTCGCGCTAATAACATGCGTTTCCGTGTAGTTACAGAATTTGATATCTTCAAGAACCACAAGCGGTAAATAGTGTTACTATGACACAAAAACTATCAGAACTATTCAATTTGCCACCTGCTGAAGAAACAACACCTGAGCAGGCAGAAACAACCATAGAAGAAAACCGTGCTTTAATTGAAGAAGTTGATGGAGCAATTGATAAAATTGATGCCGCACTTCCTTTTGTAGCAGATTTAGATACTAGTGATAAAGAACTAGATGATCTCAGCGACCTTGCTAAAGAAAAATTCCAGGACCTAATTGATCTAGGCATGAACGTTGAAGCACGATTCAGCGGACACATCCTAGCCACAGCAGGCACCCTACTAGGACATGCTATTACAGCCAAGCAAGCCAAATTAGATAAGAAGCTACGTATGGTAGACTTACAGCTGAAAAAAGCTCGTTTAGATGCACAAATTGCCAAAGATAGTAACAAATCAGATGGCGATAAGATAGTTGATGCAGAAGATGGGCAAGCAGTGATATTAGACAGAAATGAGTTATTAAAACAGATTTTAGGCGCGAAATCAAAGGATTAATTCTGCCAAAGTCAGATAAATAACACTAAGAGGATCTTAAAGAATGAAAAATTTTATACAACACTTATCAGAAGTACAAAAGACATACGATTTTCGTGTTAAGTTAGCTAACATTGATCCAGCAGAATGCATGGACCGTATTAAGTCAGCACTTGAAACTTGGCAACTACACGAGATTTCTGCTGTTAAACGTTTACCAATACAGGAAAACGTTGCTGAATTTCCTAGCTTTGGCCCAACAGAAATTTATCAATTTGATGTAAGCCTAGCATATCCATGTATCGATGCACAATTACGCCAATTGATTTCTGAACGTTGCAATATGCTAGCATCAGCTATTTTTGTAGTACCAACTAATCATCCAGAAGAAATATGGCGCAGTGGTGTGAATAGTGAACTACGTGAATATGTACAAGGTGAAAATGTTATCACTCAACCTCTTCCAGAAGCTGACGCAGCACAAAAAGCAGCTAGCCAAGCCTACGGTGGTGCACAATTTATTGCTAAAGAGCTAGCTCCAACTAAAGATCGTTGGACAGTGTCTGGTGATGATAACACTATTGGTGGTCAACCAGTAAGTTCATATGGCAAAACAACAAACAGTATTCCACAAGGTAAAGTTGATCCAGTGGGCAGTAAACAAAATGCAATACCTAACCCAAATAAAAAGTTAGGTTAATAAGGAACTAATAAGATGAGCGACATGAAAATGTATGGTATTTTAGGTAAATTCAATAACCTAAATCCTGAGATGAAAGCACTTGACCCTAAAAAAGCAACTAAAGAGCCAGTATACGAAGAAGTACAGCCAAGAGGCAGTATTACTGAAGCTGTTAAGAGCTTAGAAGAAAAATACATGGGCTTCAAAGCAGTTGAAAAAGCCGCTAAGAAAGGTGGTGCTGAGAATCCAGCCGCTGTAGCCGCCAGCATTGGTCGCAAAAAATACGGTAAAAAGAAATTCCAAAAAGCAGCTGCCGCAGGTAAGAAACTAGGCGAAGCCGCTAAACCAGACTTCTTAGACGTTGACGGTGATGGCAACAAGAAAGAGCCATTTAAGAAAGCTGTTAAAGATAAAGAAGTTAAAGAAGGCAGAGAACTAAAGAACAAAGAAGAGTTTGACAAACACGCTAAAAAAGGTGATTACTACAAAACATCTAAAGGTAACAAAGTTACTAAAACTGACAGCGGTGTTAAACACGAAAAAGCCTATGCAGGTGATGACAGTGACAAAGACCTAGATGAGTCAAAAACATTTAAAACATCTACGGGTGGTGAAGTAACTAAAACAGCCACAGGCATTATCCACAAAGGTAAGAAATACGGCGGCGAAGAAGAATATCCAAATCACAGCGGCAACACAAAAGACATCATGGATCGCAAAAGCCGTCATCGCATTGTTGATCTAGGTGATCCAGAATACGACGACTTAGATGAAACTATTGTTAAAGAAAAAGCAGTAAGCAAACAACAACAAAAATTTATGGGTATGGTACATGCCGTACAAAAGGGAAAAATGAAAGCGCCGAGTAAAGAGATAGCTAAAGTAGCTAAGGGTATGACTAAAAAAGCGGCACATGATTTTGCCGCTACTAAGCATAAAGGCCTGCCAACTAAAGTAACAGAAGGTAAAGAAGCTATTCGTCATCACCCAATTTACACAGATAAAGACGCTTGGAATCACTATAAGAAAGAATTAGATGAGCAAGAAGTTATGGACGATGTACGCAATGTTCAACAAGAGCTTGACGAAATTGCTAAACTAGCTGGTGTACCTATTGCTTGTCCAAAATGCTCAAGTGCTCCTTGCAAATGCAACGAAGAACTTGCTTCTGTAAACACAGAAACTCCTTTAAGTCATGAGTTAAGCGGCACACATTGCGTACAATGTAATGAAAGTCCTTGTTCATGCAGTCATGAAGAAGAGTTAGATGAGTTAACTGCACCTCCAAGAGCAGTACCAAGCGGTAAAAAATCTACATTTGATCCAAGTGCGTTAAAAGCACCAGGAAGCCGCCCATCAACTCCAATGGCTAATACTAGCAGATTAAATGCACCTGCAGACGACTTGGAAGAAGACGAAATGGAAGAAGGTAACGAATTCTCAGGCGCATTGGCCAAAGCTAAAGCAACTGGGGCTAAAGACTTTGAAGTTGGTGGCAAACGCTATACAGTTAAAGAAGCACAAGAAAAACTTGACGAACAAGTATCACAATTAAGTATTCAAGCTGATGGCGTAGATGCTGTGCGTATTCTTCAAATGTTATCAGGTTTAAAAGCCAATGACGAAGAGCAACAACTAGTAGAACCAGAAGCAAACCAAAATGTAGGTCAACAGCAACCAATGGGTGTGGCTCCAGAAGAAGAGTTAGATGAACAACACAGCAATCATAATGTTATTAATAGAATGAAACGTGATGTTGAAAATGTAAACACTCCACGTGAAGACTATGCGGCAGCTGATATTACTACTATGACTGGTACTGGTTTAGACAAGAAGAAAACAGAAATTGAGTTTGCTCCACCAATTGGTGATAATCCACTACAAGCTAAAAAGAAACATGGCGAGATTGGAGAAGCTGCTCTTTGGAAACAGTACGAAGCAATGTTAAACGAGATCACTAAGTAACGTGAAAACTTTACTTGATTATATTCGAGTAATAGAAGAGGGCTATGGTGCTCGTGCTCCAGTAGACAGCGATAGCCCCCTTACTCACGCAGGCTTTCGTGAAAGTGCTGATATTTTAGATAAAGATGATTTCAAAAACAAACGTGATGAGTTATATCGTCGTGCAAGTAATGAAAAAGATCCAGATAATTTAAAATATTTAAAACAAGAAATACGTAGTTTAGAAAAACTGTACCCACAGTATAAAGGCGCAACAAATGAAGATTAATGAGATTATCGCAGAAGACGTAGCTGCTAATCCTAAAGGATTACAAAAGGATCAGGTATCCAGCATCAAAGGTGCTATTAGCATGCCTGGTATCAGCAGTAATAAAAGCAATGGCAATCCATACCAACAGTATCGTTTTGGGTTAGCGTTAGGAGTCGCTGATGGTAAGAAAGGTGGCAAAATGCCAGTTGCAGGTCCATTCGCTGGTGACCCACTGTTGCTTACCTACACTGATGAAGAATATGATATGATCAAAGATGC